CGTGTTGAGTCCTGTCACGGCTAGCACTTGAGCATTCCCCCATTGATGATCATTTGTTCTGCATAGATAACCGCGTCAATCTTACCAGCGCGAACTGTCAGTGTTCTGTTGCCGGTTTCGTGCACATCAACCAGCCGTGCGTCGGAACCAGACCGCGGCATGGCTCGAATAGATAACTTGGCATCGACGAACCGATAGAGATCGTATGATGCTGGCCAGAACTGCTGCATTTGAGTTCTCATGAACTCGACCTGTTTTCGCACCTCCAACGTGTTCAAGTCTTCAAGCAGCCTCTTGGCCTCATGCCATGTCCTGCAATCTTTGCGAAAGGGTGTGAACCTCGCACTCGTGATGCTCGATAGCCCCAGCGACTCGTTCCATGGATAGATGCTGGGGAAGGGCCCGTCCATCACTGTGACAGCACGGTCGATGGGTCCCTCGAGCAGACCTGTGACGCATGGCTCATACCGATCGATGCCGGCTGCACTATTGCTGCAGAAGGTGCAGTCGATGGTCCAGTCGTAGTCAAAATCACCGCTGTCAAGTGGTGAGGTGTTGTAGCGGACTGTACCCCCAAGCTGCTCAGCAAACCATACACGAGCATTGTTGACAAGAATGTGTCGCTCACCAGTGAGCACTGCGCCTTCAACATTTTTGAGGCCCCACTCCTCTGGGTTGATTTCGAGGAACTCTACCTCGCCACGTAGCACCTTCTTGTAAGTCCCCCAGTCAATCATTGAATCATTGGCGGCAACCGCGTAGATGTTCATGGCGACCGGCCGAGTTAGAAACCCATAGTGCGCCAGAAACATCTTCTGATGATGTTGACACGCCGCGCGAGTAAGGTCACTACGCGGATAGTGGAAGCCTAGATGCAGCCTAGCAGGGTTGCCACCTGACGCGCCGTTGAACAGCTGATGCGATAGCTCATGCAGCTCTACGTTGACACCGCGCCCTTTAAGGGCGAGGGCGAGATGACAGCCGTACCAGCCTCCTCCAAGTACACGGACTTTCATTGCAGGCTCTCCTTTATATGAGTCCATGCCTCACCAGAGGCGAGTTCATGCAAAGTCCACTGCCAGTAACAGACCTGTGCGAACCACTCCAGTCGCTGTTCTTCCGTCGGGATGAACGGGTTACCGACGTCAGTGAAGTTCGTCTCGGATATTGGGCGAGCTATGCTATCGCCGATGGCGAAGTGCGGCACACCCGCCACCGCACAATCCCATCCGATGTTCCCACCATAGCTGACGCACACGCGCGTTCTACTGAAATCCTCTTCGAGAGACCGATTGATAGACAACTCTGTACCGGGCACGTTGAATGTCGTCAGTTCATTGTTGTGACTAGGACGAGGTCTGTAGATGATGTCGTGGTTGGTGAAAGCGTTGAGCAGAGCCAGTGTCTGATGCCCCCATGTCAACCAGTCGCCCAACTCCTTCCACATGCAGAACTTATTGCTGGCGCCGTCAAACAAGATGCTGTCGCCACGTACTTGATACTTCTGCGGTGCAATCTGCAGCCTTTCGAAGCGGTCGACTGGACGCTTCACGGCGTAGAGCCGATCGAGAGGTTGAAATGCGTCTACTGCCACGCGTAGATACTTACCGCGCAAGTAGCCTTTATCAAAGAACACGACATGCTTTCCTGCGGCACGATAGGCGTCGTGTATTTCCTTGGACATCCCACCAATGCCATACAGTATCAGTCCATCAAAGTCGTCGTGAACTGTGCGAAAACCCTGCTCATGGCCAATGAAGTCGCCGTGCGCAGCCGCACCAGCTTTCACTGCATCTAACAGTGCGAGCTGTTTCGTGAACGGCGCACGATAGTGCATGATGAACCTCATGACACCACCTGTCGCACGTATTCCCATGCCTCACCGCACCGCATCTCATCCTGTGTCCACTGGCAGTAAGCGAAGTCGCACGCCCACTGATACCGCTGTTCAGTAGTCGGCCAGTACGGGCTGTCGACCTTCGTGAGATCACTTTCCGCAACTGGGGACATGATGGTGGCACCGAGAACCACGATGGGAATCCCCATAAGAACAGCTGTGATGCCGACGCTGCTACCGTGGGTCACAAGCGCGTGACACCCGCGCAGTGCATCAAGTATATCCTGGCTTCCATTTGAGAACATATAGTTCGCAATGGGGCGGGCATCTGTCCAGCTTGGCTTCGGGCGGTAGACAATCTGTCGATGGCTGACCTTACGCAACTTGAATAGCGCCTTCTCGGCATACTCGGTGGCATCACCAAGCGCATTGAAATCGTGGTATTTCTGGCTTGACCCACAGAACAAGATGTGACCGTCAGCTGTCTGTTTCTTCCGATCGAGAATTTTCATCTCGAGTTTTTCGAAGCGATCCGACCGATGTCGTTCGCGTTGGAAGTAGCGAACTGGACTCGACGAGTCAATTGACAGTCGAGTGTAGAGCGTGTGACCGCCTTCACCCTTTTGCCGCGTGTACCCTTTGTCAAGGTAGACGGCATGCTTTCCCAGCGCAGTGTGCTCCTTTATGATCTCAGCGCTCTTTCCCTTCACACCAAAGCAGACAGCGACATCAGTTTCGGGACTTGGGCCTTCGTATTTTCTATCCTCACCGTAATCAGCTGTTCGCCGTAGTTCAAATTCGTCGCCACAACCCGTGACCCCGAGCTCGAATGCCCTTGCCAGCATGATTTCTCGAGGCTTATCCGATGCGTAGAACACGACTTTCATACCAATCCCTCTTCTTGTAGTTGCGTCCAGGCCAGCCCGCTTCTCATCTCAGCAGTGCTCCACTGACACCACGCGATGTCGTTGACCCACTGCTCTCGACCTTCAAGCATCGTAGGACTATCGAGAGTTCTCAGGTCCTGTGATGCGAATGGGGTCGCCACTCCCTTCCAACACCAGACTGGCACACCAGCACACAGCGCCTCGACTGCCACATTCGAATGATGAGTCACAACCGCATAACAGTTGCGCAAAGCTTGACTCAAATCAACCGTTTTGGCGCTGTACCCTACTCCTGCAATGGGGCGTGCACGCTTACAAGAAGGCTTTGGTCGATATACGATGCTCCTATTGGTGAACATGCGAATCTTCTTGATGGCCCATCGTTCCCATGCTTCGAAGTCATACCCTTCCGCTTCGGCAGCCTTGTCGCCCATGCCTGCGATAAGGATGTGTCCAGTGCCGGGGCTCCACGGTTTGATGGTGACGTCCATCCAACGTGACCGACTGTTGTCGTGTTGACGTCGTTGAAAATACGCCGTCGGGTGACGGTCATTGATCACGATCTTGTGATACCCATCGAATCGAGCCTTCGGCTCTTTACGCTTCCAGTACCCCAGATCCACGTAAGCGGCCTTCGCTTTTTCTTTATAGTCACGAAATATTCGTCGTAAACGACCCTCGAGACCATAGAAAACCGCAATGTCCCCCTCTATAGCGCTATATTCGTTCTCGTACTTACGAACTACGTCTACACTCAGCCGACGCAGCCCTTCTTCCATGGCAGTGCAGATCACCAGCGAACGATGGTGATTGGGAATCTGGTAGATTACTACGCGAGGAGACATTTGAACGGCTCCCCAGTTGCGATTTCATCGGTTCGCCACATCGCCCACGCCAGACGTTGGAACATGCGAACACGATCCTGCACTAGGTTCAACGCGCGTGCGAGGAACACATCGATAGGTGTCGCAGCGTCTGCTCCGATCCAGTCTCGGTACCCATACACAGCCGGAATGCCCCAAACCATCGCTTTAAGTGATGCACCAGAACCCCATGAGACCACGGCTTTCGCGTTTTTGAGGTCTTCTTGAAGTGGCACGCAGTTATTTTCGCCAGGATGCTGTCGAATGCGAACGGGCAAGCGCCACACTCGAGCGATTTTCTCAGCGACACTGTGACCCCAGCCGTAGGGTTCAGCTACACCTCGAACGCCGATGTGACGCGTCGCCAGAATGACGACCTCGCTGCCATCTTGTCGCCAAGGTGCTAGCTCGACGTTCAATGAGTTCCATCGTTCGGGTCCACCGATCTTCCATTTGCCGCTGCCATTATGGCCTCCACGTGCGAGCGCGTACCAGTGCTCACCGCGCCAATCACGGCCCAAATAGCCGTTCTCAGCGACAATAACAGGCAGACCTGCCGATTCATACCTCCTCGCAGTAGCCTCGTAGACACCATATCGATTCCAAACTATGCAAATGTTACCGGGCGCGATCTCTTCGTTTCTTGTGACATCGTAGCCAAGGGCTTCGAGGCCCGCTACGAAGGACTCACGCCGATACCACGGCATGTCCCTTATCATGCAGTATGCTTTCAAGGGCGTCCTCCAGTGTTCGTGTTTTGAAGCAATGCAACGCCGAAGTCGGCGTGCAATTAATGACTTCCACTCCTCGCGCCCGAATAAAGGGCGCCGCCTGTTGAAATAGACTGACCCAAACCTCGAAGGGCATCGTCTTACGAACACCTTCAGGGTGATCGCCGTGCCAATGTTCTAGTCCGTTGTTCGGTTTCATGTCGAAACCGCAGAGCAGGATCCTCTTCACACCTAGATGAATTGCAAGATGTACGGCCTGATAGCCGCTGTTCTTGCCTGTCCGTAGATGCGTTGTTCGTGGGTCGATCAGCCCATACCCGCCGTTCTCTAGATAGTCTAGCTCCTCAAATTCCATCACGCTGTTGATATTGCCTAGAATACTGACCTTGCGGCCAGCAAATTGGCGTGCTTCCGGGTATCCCGTCCACCATTCACGGTCTGCGGCGTACAGAATATCAGCCCATGGAGCCAGCTTGAACGTCGTATTCACCGCTATGACTCGACATTTGCCACGCACCGTGTCGGCCACTTCTTGGGTCATGCTCGGTCCGCTGGCGAGCACGGCACAGGTCTGGCCTTCCCATTCGCGTTGCACATTCCAACGACGTGACATCAGTACACCCGAATGATGCGGTAATCGCCAATTAGTGACTCACGAAACTCAAGAGTCCTGCCTTGCGCAGCCAGACTTTGCAATTCCGTGAGGTCTTTCACACCTCTTACTTCGAGCATGTCGTCGATTGCGAACATGACTGCATGCTTTATCGAAGCTGGTACTTCATCGACAGTCTCCCATCCACCACGAAAGCTGATCACGACAGGGTTGATCGCATCATAGTCAACTGCTGGCCAGTCACGGTTGCGCAGCGGCATGATGGTGCCGCCCATGTCACCAGCCAAGTCTTCTTGAAAGTCTGTGCTCGGTGGGCTGCCTCCTGACGACGGACCATAGAAACGAAGTGCCTGTCCACCGAGTGTGTAGTCGATATAGTTGACACGGACAGTCTTGCCACGTGGCAGATTGACCGCCCGCATGCTACGAATATCACCTCGATGATAGCCGCGTGGGAAATCAGCAAGCACCCAGCGATGCTCTCTGGCCATGATCGAACGTCGCATGTAGTTCTCCGCCCAATTGATGGCGGCCTGCTCATATAATGCGATCGGCAGATCTAGTGCAGTTCCATCAGTTGCCAGATGGGCTCTCAGCGTCTCCCGATCCAGAAACGTCGTCACATCCGGCTGATCCCACGTTATCTTCAGTGGATGCTCGCCCGGTTGATTCGCTATTGTCATGAGCCTTGTTCTCCAGACGCGAAGACGTGAGCAGCTTATTCTCAGGGGCTGGAGTCTTGCGACTCAGCTCTTCCTTGTCCTTTCGAATTCGCTTCTTCATGTGCCCTCCGAAGAAGGAGGGGCCCGAAGGCCCCGCCTCCCTTTTGTTTCAACGATAGATCAGGTGCGGATCCACTTGATCGCGTCGTTGTTGAGCACGATGCCACCCTCACGCCGGCGGACGTAGAACCGCACGAAACCAACGTTCGTCACGTTGTCTCGCGTGATTCGCAGACCCACACGGTCGGTCAGAACATAGCCACGACGGAAGTCACCGAACGCGATCGGGAACTTGCCAGCTCCCTGACCGACGTCGTCCATCTGCTCCCACGTTGCCGTACCGAAGCCGAGCAGGCGGTCGGGCTGACCGGCCTGCAGCCCCGGCGCCCACAGGTACTGACCCTGCAGGTCCTTCAGCTTGCGCACAGCGCCAGTCGTGACAGAATTCATCACGAAGCTGGCGTTCACGCGATACGCCGAATTGAGCTTGTAGACCAGATCGAGCAGGAGATCCGCGCTCAGTTCCGACGGAGAACCGGTGTTCTCCACGTACTGATACGCGGCAGCCGCACGCAGCGGCGGGAATGCATCGTCCTGCGCCGTGGGCGCAGTGTTCAGCATGCCCGTTGCCTTCGAGGCACCGTTGCCACGAATCACCGCGTCTGCTTCCTGGAGAGCGAATTCCGATGCGACCTCATCCGTGAGCCACGCTTCGACGTTGAAGAAGATGTCATCGAGAGACCACTCGCTGACCTGCGGGTAAGCGTAGAGCTCACCCATGGTCGGCACCACTTCGCGGAGCTGCGGAGTGTTGGTCGGGTTGCGAGCACCGGACTCACCGACCCAGCCGGAGCTCACGCCACGGATGGACACGAGTTCCTTATAGTCGCTCGAACCGGTCTGCACGACCTTGACCATGTTGCGAATCGGGGAGAATTTCTTCTCCAGAATCTCGATCTGCCGGCTGATTTCTTCCGGCACCGCATAGCCACCACCCGCGGCCG